ACAGAGTATTAAGGATGCCTTAAGGCTCATTTAAATGTATCAGAATTAATTAACCCTTCTAGTTTGAAGGGTACATAACCTCGGCATGGACGCCGGCCTCGAGTAAGAAACTTGAGGTATCTCATGGAGAGAAAACAATGGGAATGTTCGTTAACACAAATGTGTCTTCTATCAATGCACAGCGCAATATCACGAAGACAGGTCGTAGCTTCAGCACAACATATCAGCGATTGTCTTCAGGGCTTCGGATCAATAGCGCGAAGGACGATGCCGCTGGGCTCTCAATCACCACTCGAATGGGAGCGCAGATCAGAGGCTACGGTGCTGCTACTCGCAACATCAATGACGGAATCAGCCTTGCTCAAACTGCTGAAGGCGCGCTTCAAGAGACAACTAATATACTACAAAGAATGCGAGAACTCGCGGTTCAAGGTGCGAATGATGTAAACACCTCAGCCGACCGAGAGTCAATCAACGCCGAAATCACGCAACTCAAAGCTGAGTTAGACAAAATCGGTAACACGACGTCATTCAATACGCACAAGATTTTAGACGGTGGGTACATTCAGCAATTCGTACATGTTGGTGCGGATGCTAACGAATCAGTCAACGTCAGTATTAGAGATTCACGCTCTAAGGCATTAGGTCGTTCGGCGCTTACGAAGACGTCGACCGTGTCAACACACGCATTCTCTAAAGCGGCAGGCGACATAACGATCAACCAGGTGACCATTCGAAATACGACAAACGCCGATGACACCTTGTCTACTTCGTTTCGAACCGGCTCTGCAATTGCGAAAGCCGCAGCAATCAACGATGCAAGTGAACACTCCAAGGTGATTGCACGGGTAATGGAAACTACAGTCACCGACTCGTCTGACATTACGCAAGGCTCACTCGACGAAGACAGCTTCTTGAGACTAAACAATGTCATTATCACTGGATTCGACATTCAAAATGATGACAGTGATGGCGAGTTGCTCTCGCAGATTAATGCAGTATCAGCAACGACGGGCGTAGTCGCCTCTCGCGATGCGGACTATCAGTTAGTGTTAACGGCTGTTGATGGTCGAAATATCGAAGTGTTTTGCTCAGACCTAGATGCAAAGAATTTCACGGGACTAGACACCAAAGTCTATACTGCCGAGATCGAATTAGAGAGTGAGACTTCATACGACGTAGATGGGGGTAATCTATCCTATCTCGGATTTGCAAATGCGCAAACCATCGGTGTGAATGCAAGTAACTCAGTAAGTACCGTTAATACGTTAACCCGACAAAACTCAAACCGAATGATTCAGGTCTTAGACCGAGCACTCGAGCAGGTATCTGAGGACCGATCTGGGCTTGGTGCACTCCAAAACAGGTTGGAGTCGACCCTAAATAATGTCGCTAACATCTCCGAGAATCTATCGGCTTCTAAGAGCCGAATTCTCGACGCCGACTTTGCTGTGGAAAGCTCAAACATGAGCCGACACTCAGTGTTGCAACAAGCTGCAACTTCGATTCTCGCTCAGGCGAATCAGCAGAGTCAGGCTGCACTTTCGCTTCTACAGTAAGCGAACGTATCTAAGAGGTAGGCGACTAAAGTACCGCACACTCAAAGTGGGTGATACGAGGCAGAGAGTAATCTGATACACAGATGTTGGTTCGTGCATGAAGGTCTGATTCATAATCAAATCGACCGTGAATGTACGCGTGAGGTGAATGCCTCATGAGCAACTGTATCACTACAACTCTCAGCTGACATATTTTGGTACATTAGGTAAGAGGGTTTGCAACGGTCAGTGCCGTGGGTCCCTCATCCCCCTACCTCCAAGCAGAAGGGACGATTGTCCAAGAAAGTTGGAGACGGTTTTAAGAGGATATAGTCAAAGGTTAGGTGATAGGATGCCCGCGCTCGATCTGAGTATGAATACTTACTCAGATCAACGTGGCACCCACATCAGCCTTAGCTAGCTCCGAAGTAACACTCTACATATATTTCTAATGTGCGTTCGAAGTTAGGTCTGCGCACTACATATCCTAGGTGTCGTGAACACGATCAACTGGGGTCCCTGAATGAAATGTATGCCATGCGTGTGCACGCCAATCTCCAACATAGTGAAATCAACACCATGGGCTCGGAGCGGCTTACGCTGCTCGAGAATCCATGATGATAAATGTTTTAGAGGATATAATGCTGCACCGTTTCGCCCATATGACACAGACTCAGCCGCACTTGCGAAGCCGTAGTCATGGTCAACGATTTGCGCATTGTTCTGCAATGCCAAGTGCTGGGCGAGACTCGATGCGAGACCTAGGTAATATGCCTGTCTCTGCAACGGTGCACATGCGGTCTGGGCTAGCACCTTGGGTCAATCAAATGACCCAGGGTGTGTTCAGAACTTTCCTAGTACGGGTTGGAAAGTACGAGTGTACTTCATACCGACGAGATGAGTTTACAAATCGCTGCGCACGATTCTGTCAGGAGACTAATTTGGCTCATGCCAAGGTAGTTTTCGAAGGCAACACCACGCCGGCGATACGAAAAATAACGCTGTGCCAAGGCGAGCTGCCCTGTGCACGTAACACCGAACTCGAAGGCTCTGTGCCAACGAATCGGAACACGGACCACTTAACAGCGGTGCGTGTACATACTCAAACGGTGGAATCGCCATGGAAGGTGATTCGATGAAACGGGTGCAATCGATCCAGCGCGCAACAACCTCTGGAGACAGAAGAAGTTGTATTTACACCTAAAAGACAGGTAACTAATCCTGTAGCACCCGCAACGAGGAATAGCGGTAAAAGCCCTCGCAAAATACATCTGACTCAGAGTCAAGTCGCTCTCGCAAAGCGTCTTAATATAACTCCAGAGCAGTATGCAAATCAATTATTAAAGGAGACTTAAAATGTCCGAAGAAAATAATAAAGAAATAAAAAGTGATAGCGAAGAGCAATCACAAGAGCGTACCCCTAGGGAAATAGAAAGCCGAGAGGCTTCTCAGCGTATACAAAGTTGGGAAAATCCATCAAATTTACCAAATCCAACACCACAAGAAGGGTGGGTATTTAGGTATATTAGAACTAGCCTTTTAGGTCAAGCTGATAATCCTAATGTATCAAGAAAATTAAGAGAAGGATGGCAACCCTGTAGATTAGAGGACCATCCAGAACTTCAAATTCATATGATGGACCACAATTCTGAATGGTCGGTTAAAGGTAATGTTGAAATTGGTGGACAACTGTTATGTAAGATGCCAGAAGAAAAAGCGAAAGCTAGAGACGAATACTTTGATAATTTAGCAGAGTCTCAACTGGAATCAGTAGATAACACATATTTTAAAGACCAAGATTCTAGGATGGCTACCAAACAAGTTTTTGAAAGAAAATCACGAACAACATTTGGTAAAGATTCTTAGTTTCTTATTTTATTAATTATTTGATAAGGAGACAATTATGTCATCAAGTGCAACTCCTCACGGAGCTAGACCAGTTGGTACTATAGTCGGAAGTCCATATCAAGGAAAAATTACACATTATAAAATCAAAAATGCTTTTGGTACATCCATATTCTTTGGCGATTTTGTAAAGTGGGGTGATGATAATCCTAATACTACTATCCAAAAAGATACTGGTACTACGGCTTTAACACCTATAGGTGTATTCCTTGGTTGTGCTTATACAGACCCAACAACAGGTCAATTCACACCAAATCAATATTATCCAGCATCAACTGCTGCTGATGATATTGTGGCGTATGTTGCTACTGACCCTTTCTTACTAATGCAAATGCAATCAGACGAAACTCTTGGACAAGACGACCTTGGCAAGAATGTAGCTGTTGTGCAAACTGCAGGAAGTACAGCAATCGGTACAAGCAGAAACGCAATTAATGGCGATACAGCAAATACTACAAACACACTACCATTAAAAGTCGTTGACTTTGTTGATGGACCAGATAGTGCTGTTGGCGATAGTTTCACTGATGTATTGGTAATGTTTAATGTCGGACACCAGTTGTTAAATACAACAGGTATAGGTTAAGGAGTAAATTATGGCAGCTATTTCAAGAGCTAACGAGTTAAAACAACTCTTACCTGGTCTTAACGCATTATTCGGCGAAGAATATAATCGTTATGAGAACGAGCATGAAGAAATCTATGTAACTGAAAATTCTGAAAGAAGTTTTGAAGAAGAATTGAAGTTATCTGGTTTCGGAGCAGCTCCAGTCAAAGATGAAGGTTCAGCTATCAATTATGATACTGCACAAGAATCTTTTGTCGCTAGATATACGCATGAAACTATTGGTTTAGGATTCAGCATTACAGAAGAAGCTATGGAGGATAACCTCTATGTATCTGTATCAGCTAGATATACTAAAGCATTAGCAAGAGCTATGTCTTATACAAAACAAGTAAAAGCAGCGTTTCCATTAAACAATGGATTCTCAACTACTTTTTCTTCAGGGGACGGCGTTGCTTTGTTTAGCACAGCTCACCCACTTGTAAGTGGCGGTACTAATAGTAATAGACCATCTGTAGCAGCAGATTTAAATGAAACATCTTTAGAAGATGCAATCATTCAAATAGGCAAGTGGACAGATGAAAGAGGTCTAAAAATTGCAGCAAAAGCTAGGAAGCTTATTATTCCTTCTGACTTGCAGTTTGTAGCAACTAGATTGTTACAAAGTGACTACAGAGTAGGAACTGCTGACAATGACATAAATGCAGTCAAAACTAATGGAGTGATTCCAGAAGGCTATTCAGTTAATCATTATTTAACTGATACTAATGCTTTCTTTATCACTACTGATGTTCCTGACGGAATGAAGCATTTTGTTAGAGCTCCTATGACTACTACTATGGATGGAGACTTTGATACTGGTAATGTTAGATATAAAGCG